TAGTCATTTATTTAGGCATAAAAAAAGGACATTGGGTATTAATAAAAAACGAAACTTTAAAAATCAAAACATTATGAATGTACTAACAAAAAAACAATTTGAGTACGAACTTAAAATGTTTTTATGCTCAAAAAAATTTTTAACATTTTGCAATTTCAAAACAGTTAGTAATCTTTGTAAATGATATTCTAGCGGTTCTGATAGAATTTTGTTTAAATCGGAATTTGCTCGAATAATATCTCCGTGAAATTCAGTGTTTGCCCAAAGCATAACAGCGTAGAGTTTTGCAAATAAATAATGTTCTTTTATATTTTCTTCTGCTTGTTTGTTGAGGTCTTTTATTATCTGATTAAGAGCGTCTTTGTCGATTTGGTTTGGGTTAAACACTTTGTAATTACCTTTAGCGTCTGGAGTAAGTCTCCACGCTAATCTCTCTACTGCCTTTATTGTTTTCATAATTAAAATCGACTAGTTAATAAAATCCCTTCAAAAATTACTATTTCTGCTTTATTTATCAAAGCAAAAACCGATGGTGTAAAATCTGAAGTTGTAACATCTTTTCTGTTTTTCGACTTATGTAATCTACACAAGTCTTTTCTTTCTAATATTAACGCTGTTTTGATTATCATAATTTTTCGATATGAGTGATTTCAGAAATTTTCCACGTGTGATACAATAACCTAGCATCTAGCGTTGGTCTCGATATTCCTAATTCTTTTGCGACTTCTTCTTTTGTTTTTTCGAAAAGTCGTTTCTTGATTTTTTGAGTACATTCGTATTTTGTCATAATTTGTAATTTTTTTTACATTCGTTTTGCTAAAAAAACCGCCACTTCCGTAACGGTTCTGTAAATATAATTATTCTTTTCCTAACAACCAAGACAAATGTTTTTGTATAGCAATTTGGAATTGTTCTAAATTACGTGGCATAATATAAATACCGCCATTCGTTTCAACCTTGGCTTGCATCCTGATTTGAGCATCACGTTGTTTTCCTGTCTCTGTTTTAAATTCACACCAAAGACAACGACCATTTAGTCCATGTACCATTGCATCAGAAATTCCTCTAACCATTCCAGTCATTAATAAAACATCTACTTGCATTGCGATAGCTTGTCTTATTTTATCGTGGTATATTTTTGGTATCGATGGCGGAATTGTTATTCCGAACCCATTTACTACAGAATGAAAAATCAATTCAGGATGCTTTTTATTTATCCAAAGCCAGCATTCCTGCTGAACTTTCCTTTCGTCCTTTTGTTTCATAATATTTATCTAATTTAGTTTTTATTTTGTTAATTAACCACGTCTTTGTTCGCATCGTACCGCTTTCTAAATTACTACCTTGAATAGTTTGATACGGCTCTTTTATAATTCGTCTAATAGATTGTTCGAATTTTTCATTAGCTAGGGATTTTTGATAAGTTCCAAAAGTTACAGAGTGGCGAATAAATAAATCAATGATTTGGTTTTGCAAAATTAACCATCCGAAATTTTTATCTTTTCCAATTCGATTGCAATAATCAACAATTTTCGATCCGTTTGGAAGCGGTATTTCGTCAGTCAAAACCGCAATTTCTTTAGAAAATTTTAATTCAGTTTCGGTTTTTTTTTCGCTATAACCACATTGAGGGCATTCGACCGCATTTTTTGCGTGAATTTCTCCGCATTCAGTACATTGTTTTACTTGCTCCAAAATTTCTTTTTTCGGTTTCGGCTTTTCGTTTGTTCCGTAAAAATGCGATTTCCAATCAATTTCGTCAGACCATTTTCCGTGAACTCCGATATTTCCACCGCCATCGATAACGATAAATGACGGTTTATAAATAGTATCGCATTTTCGACCACCACGCCCAACCATTTGTAAAAATAATGACAAAGACAAAGTAGCACGATTTAAAATAACACATTCCAAACTAGGGCAATCAAAACCAGTAGTAAAACAATTGACATTTAACAATATGGCATCAGGCGTATTTTCAAACCATTCAATTACTTTTTTTCGATTTTCGGTTTCGTTTACTGAATCGAATAATTTTACATTTGAATATCCAGCATCGATAAAAGAATTATAAGCAATTAGATTTGTTTTTGCTGAACTGCAAAATACTATTGTTTTTTTACCTTTTGCAATTGCTTCATAATTTCCAACAACATCAAATTGACCGAAATATTCATCAGAACTTTTGCTGTCGTAATCCCCTGTTTTTGCATCAATAGTAAGTAAACTTCTATCTATGCCACCAATTTCATAATTCACATCACGAACTAATCTATCATTGTAAATCAATTGCGAAATGGTACAACCGAGAATTATCTCTTCGTAAATTTCTGAAAGGGTAAATTTTCTGGTGTATTCGTAGGTTTCGAAATTGCAACACTCGGTTATTTCTTCGTGAATTTTTGAACACACTGAACATTTTGTAAACGATACTTTTTTTAATACCGTCGGTGTTGCTGTCACCGCCAAAATCTTTGCGTTTGGGTAGTATTTAAAAACTTCTTCGTGGCATAAAATATGCGCCTCGTCTATAATTATTAATCCAACATCATTCAAAAAATTTTCGTCTTTTTGCAATCGTTTTCGAAGCGTCTGAATCATTGCAACGTAACTATGTGAAAGATGGTTGAGGGATTTTTTGCTTGACACCACCGTTTCGACTGTAACTCCAATTTTCCGAAGTGTTGCAGCGGTTTGGCTAATTAGCTCGTCACGATGCGCACAAACCAGTACTTTTTTTTCGTACGTTTTTACAAATTTTTTTGCTATAAACGAGAAACAAGCTGTTTTACCCACCGCCTGTCGGCAAAGCGAACAACAGGCGGTTTTTGGTTTTAAAAGATTCGAATATTTCGTTTATGCTTTTATCTTGGTCTGTATATGGTTTCATGTTATTCCCCAATGTATATAATCAATTTTCTTTTTAATTTCTCTGGCTTTTTCTTTGTCGATTTGCATTAATCGACGGTATTCTTTTTCGAGGTCTTCGAGTTTTGGAGCGGGTGGTTTTTTCATAATTTACTTAACCATTGATTATAAATTTCAGTAGCTATATTTGCTGTCATAATTGGTGGCACACTCATTCCTATTAAATAGCCAAAATTACAAGTAAAATTATAATCTTGTGGAAATGTACCAATATTGCAAAATTCTTGTTTACTTAATCTTATAGGTTTTGAAAACAACAAACTTCCACAATTGCCTTTTGCAGTTAATGTTTGGCATACTTTATCATCAAAAACATAAGCCGTATTCATATCACTTACTTTCATACCCGGAACACGTTTTTTGCTATCAGCAATATTATTATCTTTTTCACTTCTTACATCCCAAGCTCGTTTTGCATATTCCGTTATTGGTGGTCCTGAATAATCAGCAAATTCACTAAACTTTATTTCAGGTTCGTTAAAGTTCAAATCTATTTTAGGCACTTCCGTAAACATATCAGCAAAATGTAAAAAAGGTTGTGCTAAATCTTTTCTTAACGCTATAAAAAACACTCGTTCCCTGCGTTGCGGTACTCCCATTTTTGAAGCATCTAATAAAAAGTGTTGGCAATAATAACCAGCTTTTTCAAATTCTTTGTAAATCTTAATTACATATTGTTTTGCATCACCCATAAGTAATCCTTTTACGTTTTCAGCTACTACTACTTTTGGTTGTAGTTCTTTTGCTAAATCAATAAAATCAAAGAACAAAGTATCTAAAACTTGTAATTCTTGACCCTCTCTAAATATTTTTTCTTTGCCCCAATCCTTTTCACGATTACCAGCCATTGAAAAACTGCTACAAGGTGGCGAGCCATCTAAAATATCAAGTTCGTAAAGTTCTTTTGGTAAATCCTTTCTTTTAGCAAAAGTTGTTATACTTTCTAAAAAAGAATATTTTGGTTTATGATTTTCTTTGTAAACATCAATCATTTTTTTGTCAATGTCATTATGTCCAATCACATCAAAACCAGCTAATTTATACCCCATTGTTGAGCCACCGCCGCAAGCAAAACAACTAAATACCTTTCCTTTATTTTTTGTAAATACCGCGTCTTTTAATGTCCAATTGTATGGAAATCTATGTTCTTTCATAATTCATTCATCGGATTAATAACCGAATTACAATAAATCGGTTCTGTTTTTTCTGGAATCAATTTGCTTTTAAGCTGGTGATTGTGTTTTTGGAATATTTCGGGGGTTGTCATAAAAATAATTTTATAAGTTGTGTTAAATCGTCAATTGTGTTGCAATTTGGAACAGCTACCCATCCAGTGTCTGGGAATTTAATTTCAACTCTACTAATTCCTGTTATTTCAATTTTAAACTTTTTAGTTGTTAATTCAAATTCAGTAAATCTAATTCCATCATCGACAAATGAATTGTCTTTAAAGCCTAAATCTTATAATTCTTTATCTGTCATAATTTATTCATTTTTGATTCAATTGTTATTTCTGTAGCCATTAAAGAGAAGTACAAAATACTATGTATGTAATCTTCTTGATATTCGTTGTAAAACTGCTTTCTGCCTATTATTTTAGCGGGTAGAATTCCCTCTTTACGCACAACTTCTCTAACCCGTTGCCAGGCTATGCCACACTCTCTAGCTATTTGATTTATAGATTTCATAACACAAAACCTAATCTAATTCCCCATCCAATTTTCGATTGTGTACCCGTGTTTTTCGCAACCAAATCATTATAAATCCGACCCCCGATAAACAGGTTTTCAGTCACTTTTTTATCAACTCCATATTCCAAACCAAATACTCCAGCAGGTTCTCCGTGCATTTTACCTAATCGAATGCCAAAATGATTTACCCATTGGTCGTCATAGCTATCTGAAATATTAATTCCAACTCCAAAGACTGCTTTATCAATTCCGAATCCTCCACGGATATAGAGGTTTCTCGATGTTTCAATTTCAACTCCATCATTTCCGATCCCGATATGAAACGATTGATTGTCTTTGACGTGGATTTGCGAAAGTGCGCAAGTGGATGTTAGCAGCGCAATCCATAATAAGAATGCTAGTGCGAGGTCTTTTAGTGTTTTCATAATATTGTGTTTAGTTATCAAAATGAAATCCGTTAATGTTTAAAAAGTGTAAAATTTCTTTAACCCTTTCCGCACCTAAACCTCTAATTCTTTTTAGTCGAGGTATATCGCACTTTAATAAATCTTTTACCGTGAATATGTGGCATCTTGAAAGTATGTTTCTTATCGATGTGTCTAATTCTGTATTTTGTATTTTTGTTTCCTCTGTAATCATAATTTCTAGTATAAAGGTGGTTGACTTACTTTTATTATTTTCACTTTATTTGGAGTCGGTTTAATATAATAACCTGATTCGTCTAAAAATCCGTTTTGTTTAAATTCAACAAACCCTTGATGAACGAATTTCTCTTTACAATTTTCTAGCGACAACCACATAACGCCAATTTCATAAAATTGCCCATTTATTAATTCAGCTTTTTGTATATCTTCCCAACCGTTGTTGTTTTCGATTCCTTGGAGGGATTTAGGTCTTTGCAAATACGATTTACCCTCAATCGTATCTTTGTGAAAATAATTATCTAAACTCTGCCATTTAGTTATTTGATTAAACCATCCGTTTTCGTCTATGCAAAACTTTAATTTTTCCCAATATTCTCCATAAGCTTCCTGTATTTTTTCCTCTTTTGTCATAATTTCTCTAATTCAAATTCAATCGTTAATAAATACCCTTCTGCTTTTGCGATTTCCTGTAATGTGCTATAAGAAATATTTTTTTTCTCTAGTAACCATTGGCTTAACTGGTTCTCTCCTTTGCCGTGAATTTTAGCAAATTCTTTTTGTGTCCGTTTTCCGATTAATAATCGAAGTATGTCTGTTTTTGTCATAATTAAATTTTAATCCCTGTTGATTTTCCACCGAATAGAATAAAAGAAATTGCGTCGTAAATTTTGTTTAGTGTTTTCATAATGTTTTGATTTTTTAGTTAGACCAATTATGGTCACAATTAAAATATTCAATAATTAATATTTGATCATCACCTATCTCTTTATAAGAAACTGGGATTTGATTTGTCGGTACTCGATTGAATAGGTGACTAATTTGCCTATCCATATTAAAACTATCGACTGTAGCTTTATCCGTTAAAAAGTAGTAACACTTTTGTCCTAGACCCCCTCGTTCAAAGTTGCAAAATGTAACATCTTTTGTATTCATAAACATTTTAAGTTCGTACTCAAATTGTTTTTTTGTTAGTACATTCATAATGTTTTGATTTTTAAAGTTTCGTTTTTTATTAATACCCAATGTCCTTTTTTTATGCCTAAATAAATGACTA